TCGACACGGTGGCTGACCAAGCAGGTTACGACCTGCCGGACGACTACAGCTACTTTGTCGATCAGACTCAGTGGGACCAGACCAATCACTGGCCTCTGCTGGGTCCCAAATCTCCCCAGGAGTGGGCATGGCTCAAGGGTGGTTTGCTGGCCGCTGCGCCACGCATGCGCTATCGGGTCATGGACGGCCAGGTCACCATTCACCCCACTCCTGGCTCCAGTTCGTTCCACATGAACATGGAGTACATCCAAAAGAACTGGGTGACCAAGGCTGACCTCACTCCCGGATCTATGGTCACGGATGGCGCCGACACGGTGCTGTTCTACCCATGGTTGGTCATGAAGTACGTCAAGGTCAAGTTCTATGAGCTGAAAGGCTTCGACACGACCTCAGTGACGTCCGACTTCATGCGCGCCTTCCAGTCCATGACGGGCAAGAGCAAGGGTGGGCCGAAGCTGTCCTTGTCACCGCGCTACCCGCCATTGTTCGTGGGTCCATGGAGCATCCCCGACGGCTCTTGGGATACTGGACCCTGACATGCCCCAGTCCCCTTTCGTCTCAGCAACTCGGCTGACTGCTGACCTGCAGTCGGTGCCAGCCCCTATTGGGGGTCTGAACGCGCTCGACAGTCTTGCGGCCATGCCGGCCACGGACGCGATTGTGATGACGAACGTCGTGCCTCAGCCCTACGGGGTGATGGTCCGCAAGGGATACGTTCAGCATGCCACGGGGCTCCCCAGCACAGTGCCCTCCCTGGCAGAGTTGGCCAGTCGGAACGGCAGCAGAAAGATATATGCTTGGTCCGACACAGGCATGTACGACGTCACGTCGATCGGCGCGGTGGGCGCTGCGATCGTTACGGGCTTGAACAATCCGTGGTGGCAGCATGTTGTCATGGGCAACAGCGCCGGTACGCACTTGGTTGCGTTCAACGGTGCGGACAACGGCATCTGGGTTCACAACAACGGGGCCACGATTGACCGACTGACATTGGGCGACGGGGTTGCCAACGGCACCTGGAGCGGGGTGGACCCCGCCAATCTGATCCAATGCACGGTTCATCAGCATCGTCTCTGGGCTGTCCAGGAGGATAGCACCATCGGGTGGTATCTGCCCCCGGACCAAGTTTATGGGGTTGCGGCTCCGTTTGACTTTGGTCCATTGTTCAAGCAGGGCGGCTACCTTGCCATTCTCGCCACTTGGACTGTCGACTCGGGGGATGGGTCGGACGACAAGCTTGTGGCCGTCAGCTCCAATGGGGAGGCGGTGGTCTACACAGGTCTGAACCCCAGCTCGTCGGCGACCTGGGCCCTTGTGGGGGTGTACTTCGTTGGCACTCCTGTGCGGGGCCGCAGGTTCTACACCAACGTCGCGGGCGATCTGTACCTGATCACCATGACTGGCGTGGTCTCTATGGCCACTATGGTCACGTCCACTCAGGTGAACGTGGCTGCCAACAACACTTACAGCAAGAAGATCCAATTCCTGCTGAGCGACATCACGAGTACATTGGGCGATCTGGACGGGTGGCAGATCCAGATGTTCCCGTCGATCAACCTGCTCTTCATCAACGTGCCGTCTGTGTACTTCGGCGGCTCTGGGCAGATCGTCGCCAACCAAATCAACACGGCTTGGTGCATGTTCACCAATATGGACGCCCTTGTCTGGGCCCGTATTGATGGTCAACCGTACTTCGGTGCTCCTGACGGCAAGGTGTACCGCGCCTGGCTGGGGGACGAGGACAAAGTACATGTCGATGGAACGGGTGGGACGAACATCCAGTCCCGTGTCCAGACAGCTTACAGCTACTTTGGCAAGGCGGCGCTTCAGAAGCAGATCGGCATGTACCGTCCGAACCTGTCGGTGGTGAGACCTGTGTCTCTCAACCCTCAGTGGCTGTACGACTTCAAGCAGATCGGGGACACGTTCCCCTCAGGAGCGCCGCCCACACCTGGGGCTGAGTCCATTTGGGGCATCGCCATCTGGGGCACCGACTTGTGGTCGGGAGGCATGAGGGTCCAACGAGATTGGTACCAAGCCACGGGCATCGGAGTGGCTGCATCCCTGGACATCAGATTCTCGACGGACTGCGAGACTCTTTGGATCTCCACGGACTTGTCGGTCAAATCAGGATTGCTGCTGTGATCTATGAGGACCAAGCCCGCCTTCGTGTATGGTTGTCGGACCGACTGGATCGGTCCTTCACCGACGCTGCGCGCTTCCTCGGCAGCATGGTGGACGGAGACATTATTGGGGCCGTGGCTTACGATGATTGGACAGGTCTGGCTTGTACAGTCCACATGGCTGGCGACCACCCTGGTTGGGCTGGGTCAGAACTCATGTACTATGGGCTCTACTACCCCTTCATCGAGTGCGGTTGTGAGACATTGCTAGCTGAGACGACTGACCCCATCGTGTTGGAGTTGGACAAGCGGATCGGCTTCAAAGTGGATTTTGTGCGGGACAATGTGCGTCCTGAGGGTCCGGTGTATTATATGAGCCTGGCAAAGGCAGATTGCCGTTGGTTGAGGAGAGGCCTCCATGGGCGGAAAGAAGCCAAAGCAACCCAAGGCGCCTGACTACGTCGCCCTGGCGAATCAGCAGGCCGGTCTGGACCGGGAGACTGCTCGGATCAACGCGAAGTTGAACCGGGTCAATCAGACCGACCAGTACGGCAACACGATCACATATTCCCAAGACCCCAACGATCCTGACTCGTGGACTCAGACGGAGACCATGAGCCCTGAGCAGCGTCAGCTGTACGACGCGCAAACTAGCTCCCAGCTTGCTCTCTCCCAAGCAGGTCAAGGCTTGCTCGGTCGTGCCACGGCTGCGGTGGACGATCCCTTCAACTACGAGGGTATGTCGGAGGTCCAAGGTCTTGACTTGGGCCAACGTCCTGGCGAGGAGAACTGGGGCGACTACCAGAACTATGACTTCAGCCAGTTGGGCGACATGCCTGACGCGGGCTTTGGCGCTGTCCAAGAGGTCCAGGATGCGATGATGAATCGCCTCAATCCTGCCCTCAAACAACGCAGGGATGATGAGCAGGCTCGTCTGGCGGCTCAAGGCATCACCCAGGGCGGTCTGGCCTATGGGGGCTCCCAGGATGCCCTCAATCGGGGTGAGAACGACGCAAACCAGCAGGCTCTGCTCGGTGCCATGGGCGCATCGGGCGACTTGTTCAATCGTGCCATGGCGGTCCGTCAGCAGGGCGGCAGTGAAATGCAGTCGGCCACTGACCTGGCCAATGCCCTCCGTTCGCAGAAGCGCACTGAGGGCTTGCAGGATTACGACGCTGGCATCCGCAACCAGTTGATGGAACGGGCCACCAGCCAAGAGGATCGGAACCGCCAGATCAACGAACGGATGTTCCAGCGGACCAACCCGCTGAACGAGTTCAACGCCTTCATGTCTGGTGCCCAGGTACAGGCCCCGGATTGGGCCAACTACAGCACCGCACAAGGCTCCAATGCGGCGGACATCTTCGGGGCGTCTCAGATGCAATATCAAGACCAGGTCGATCGCTACAATGCGAAGCTCGCTGGCAAAGGCAACAAGCTTGGCGGTGCTGCCTCGGGCGCAGCGTCTGGCGCGGCCATGGGGTCGATGATCATGCCCGGCTGGGGCACGGCCATCGGCGGAGTGCTTGGTGGTATCGGTGGTTACCTAGGAGGTTGACATGTTCGACATGATGAACGGTGGTGGTCCCGGCATGGACTATGAGACCATGGCCAGGATGGCCCAACAGCAGCAGCCGATGGTGATGCCGCCACAGCAGCAGATGATGCCTGGCGGCGGCCCCGGTGCGGATCAGGAAGCCATGGCTCAGATGGCGAATCAGCAGCAACGGCAGAAGCAGATGGCCTTGATCCAGGCTCTGCGGACTCAAGGTGCTCGGGCGAACCCCAACCAAGGCCGTGGCGGGCAGATGGTCGGCAAGTTCTATGCGCCCCGAAAGACCAACCAGGTGACGGACCTGCTGGGTGCAGGCGCGAGCATCGGCGGCTCGTTCATGGGTCGCAAGTAGGAGACTGGCATGCCTCTCTTCGATCAAGGCCTGTTGGCCGACCCTTCTGAGGGTGAGGACTTCGAGTCGCAGATCGAGAGGGCAAAGCGTGCCCAGGCCCTCATCGATGAGCTGCGCGGCCAGAAACCAACCCAACAGGGTCGGATGGTTGGCAAGTTCTACGTGCCGCCCAGCAAGATGTCCCAGATTGCCCCGGCTCTCAGCAACATCGCCGGGACCATGATGCAGGACCGCCAGACTCAGCTGGACGCTCAACGCCAGGGAGCCATGCGGACCGGCGCGGAGCAGTGGATGGCTCAGCGTCCCCAGCCCACCATGGTGGAGCAACCTGGTCCGCCCACCGAGGAGGGTGTGGGTCCTCTTCCCAGGTCAGTGCCGCCGACTCCTGAGGACAAGCTCGCCTGGGCGATGAAGGGTCAGAGGAATCCGCTGAGCAAGACCCTTGCGACCCAATATGCCCAGGATCAGTTGATTCAGGAGCCCATCCGTGCTGAGGCACGCAAGAACCGTGTCGAGGATCGTGAGGATGCCCAGGCTGCGAAGCGTGAGCAGATCGAGGCCAACATCGCGTTCAAGATGGAGCAGCTCAAGGAGCAGCATGCGCAGGCCGCAGCGCGGTCAGAGGATGCTCGTCTGAGTCGTGAGGACAGAGCCGCAGCTCGGGCTGAGGCCAATGGCATTCGTCAGCAAGGAGTTGAACTCCAGAGGCAGCTCCTCGACTACCGCAAGGAGCACGACAGGGATGTGCTGGAGCAGCGGAAGCGGGAAATGGAGGCCAAGACCGGTGCGGCAGGCAAGAAGATGTCTGACAAGGCTCGCAAGGAGCTGGACGCCCAGGATGCTGCCTCGACAGCCTTGGCTCAGGGCATCGACATGCTGAGCAAGGCTCCTGATAAGGGCACAGGCTATGTGCCTGGTCTGGTCACGGACTTCGTGCCTGGTGGGCAGTCGCTTGTGGCCAAGTACAGGGACGATGCCACCAACAACGCCGTCCAGAAACTGACGTTCGTCACGGACGAGATTCGTCATGGACGGTTCGGCTCTGCGCTCACCAAGGTCGAGCGGGCAAGTGCGGCCCAGTACCTGCCTGACCCCTACGACGACAAGCAGGCCATCATTCGGAAGTCCAAGGGTCTCCAGGAGCTGATCAGTCTCAACAACTCTCGTCTGCGGGAGAAGGGTGCGGACGCGGAGACTGGGGACCTAATTGACACTGGCGGTCCCCGGCCAACCACTCCTCCTGGCTCCAAGCCTGTCCCTGGTGCTGCGGGTTGGTCCGTCACCACGAAGCCCTAGCCATGCCTACCTTTGTCTTCACTTCGCCTGACGGCAAGACCCACGAGGTCAATGGCCCTGAGGGGTCCACCGAGGCTCAGGCATTCGGTGTGCTCCAGACTCGGCTGAAGGCCAGAGAGGAGCAAGCTGCCAAGGACAAGGAGACATACGCGCCCGACAAGGATATGGGTGCTGGCGAGAAGTTCGCCGTGGGCGCTGGCGCAGCGTTTAACAGGCTCGCTGGCGGAGTGGCAGGTCTCATTCCTGGGGCTGAGGACTTCGCCAAGAGCCAGAATGAGGATTATGAGCTGTACAAGAAGCACCACCCAGGTGGGTGGGCTACGGCTGGTGAGGTGGTTGGAGACATAGCGGCTACAGCCCCGCTCGGTGGTGCATTGGGTGTTGCTTCAAGGGCCCTCCCTGCCGCTGGTCGGCTAGCTGCCGTTGGTGGACGATTTGTGAACCCGGGCACGGCAGGGAGAGCCGCCATTGAGGCGGGCACGGTGGGCGGACTCCAAACGCCAGGAGAGGGTGAGTCTCGTCTGGGCAACGCAGTTCAAGCTGCGACCCTGGGCGCTGCCGGCTCCAAGGTCGTCCCTGCCCTTGTCACCGGAGCCAAGGATGCGGTCAAATACGGTGGTCGCAAAATTGCTGACTGGGCAACAGGCGGCGACCGTCAGACCACCGTCAATGCGGGCAAGGCCTTGGTCAGAACCTTGGGCCCTGACAAGGCTGCGGGCAGAGAGGCTCTCAGCAATGCTGCGGAGGCTATCCGCAATCCCACTCCTTCCATGTTCCCCCGTACAACCGCGGCCATGACTGGCAATCGTCAACTGGGGGCCTTGGAGGCTGGTGCAATGAACCGCCCTGTTGGGGCCGAATTCATGAAGCATCGGGAAGATGTGGCCCGCAAGTCATGGCAAGAACTGAAGGACGCCACCCAATCAGCTTCCCATGAGGCCGGGGACATTTCTGGCCTGGGCATTATGAGCGACGAAGCAGCTGAGAACGCCATCAAGGCGGCTCAGAAGGTGCGGGGTACGTTCATGGAGAATGGCTTCCCCAGGACCGATCGGAGCTTTGGCTCAGTCACAGCGGGGGACGCTGTTCCAGAGATTGGCGAGGCACAGCTTCGCAAGACGTTGGCCACGCACTCCGGGAGAATGGTTCCCGAGGAGGCACAACAAGCTGGTCGGATCGTGGACGAGTTGGTGCCGCAGGAGATCTCCACGGCAGGTCAGCATGTGGGTCCGACGGCCATTCAACCCAGTGGGTTGGTTCAGACTGCCAACGCCGCCTTGAACGTACTCCCTCAATGGAGGTGGCGCGGTTTGGCCCAAGTCGCCATCAAGGGATCCAATGCCAAAGAGCAGAAGATGATCGACGAAGCTTTGCTTCATCCAGACAAGTTCCTCAAGATAGCTGAGACTCAGCTGGCCCTTGGCCGTCCTTTGACAGGATGGCAGGCGAAGGTGAGAGACTCCATGCTAGGGGCCCAAGCCAGAGAGATTGGCGCACAATCCGCCGGAGACTGACATGCCTCGTGATTCAGGTGGCAACTATACCCTGCCTCCGGGCAACCCGGTCGTCGATGGAACCGTCATCGATGTCAACTGGGCCAACCCGACGCTGTCGGATGTGGCTGTCCAGCTAAACAACCTGCTGACTCGCGACGGTCTGCTGGGTGCGACGGCTCCGATCAAGTTCAACGACGGCACGCTGGCGTTGCCGGGGATTACTTGGGCCTCAGAGCCCACCATGGGCCTGTGGAGGTCCGGGGCCAACACGATGGCCTTGGCGATCCAGGGAGTGTCGCGCCAGATTTGGACACCTACTGGGACCACGATCACAACCCCTATCAGTCTCACTGGCCGGCTCGGATTGGCTGATGGTACTGTTGCTCTGCCGAGTTTGTACTTCACGAGCGATCCCGACACTGGTCTTTACAAGGCCGGGGTGGGCGAGCTTGACTTCGCCATTGACGGGGTCAAGAAGCTGTCGATGAACGTCAGCAGCACATTGGTGGCACCGAGCCCGACTCTCAGTGCTCCGTCGATGATAGTGTTCGCAGGCAACAACGCTGGTTCCTCAGGCTACGCCATCGACATGCTGGGCTCGGGCGTTGGTACGGACAAGGCCATCGTCCGCTGGCTGAACAACGGCTACACCATCGAGCGGTTCTCAATCACGAGCGACAACGCCCAGATTCTTCTCAGTGTCCCCGGTGCGCTGCCGATGGTCTTCACGACCAGCAACATCACCCGGCTGACCATCGCCGCTGCCGGTCAGGCGACCTTCAGCAACGATGTCTTCGGCAACACGTTCATGGCCGCGCCCAATTTCTGGGTGGGCCAGACGACGGGAGCCGCAGGCACGGTCGGCATCCAGGGCGGCCTGGGAGCCTCGTCGGTCTACTGGGGGAACACCTCCGCAGGCAGCGGCCAGTTGAGCCTGAACACGGGCGCTGGCTTGGCGCTCAACCTGAACCGCATCCCGGGGTCGGTCAACTACTTTCAGATGCAGCAGTCGACCACGGGCGTGGGGCTGCTGTTCTCGGCCGAGGGCACCGACGCCAACGTCGTCATCGGCTACGTCGCCAAGGGCAACGGGTCGCACAACTTCTACTCGGGCTCGACGGCATCCGGCTTGCAGCAGTTCCAGATTCAGCACGTCGCCAGCGCAGGCCGGTTCATTTCAGTCGGGGGCTCCAACGGTGCCAACCCGTTCATCACGACGAACACTGGCGGCATCGAGATGCGCCAGAACATCTACGGGACCAGTGCGGCTGGGGCCAACCCTGCGACCGCCAACGTCAGCACGCCCGCTGCTTGGTCGACGCTGACGAACGAGCTTCTCCAGTTCTACCAGTTGGCGAACGGCGGCGACAACCGCCCCGCCGAGATTCGCTGGTCGGGTGGCACCCTCTACTTCCGGGTCCTCAACGACGCCTACAGCAATGCCGTCAACTGGCTGCAGGCCACGGGCGGGTTCGGTTCGGGCGTCAGCAACATCAGCTTCAGCATGTCGACCGCCGGGGTCGCGGGCACCGTGGTCCAGCAGATGGTGCGGAGCGGCTCCAACTTCAACGTCGGCATCGGCGCAGTCGGCCCGACCTACCAGTTCAACGTCCTCGGCACGGGGCAGGCAAGCGCCGCGATCTTCGATCTGGCGTCGAGCAGCGCCGCCAACGGCGCGACCATCTACCTCGCCGACCAGGGTAGCGCAGGCGGCAACGGCGGCTGCATCATGTTCGGTGCCTTCCCGACACCGACGGCAGCAGGCAAGCACTTCGCCTCGATCAAGGGCTACATCACCGACGCCAGCAACAACACCGCAGGCGAGCTTCGGTTCAACACCAAGGACACTTCGGCCGACACGGGCTCGACCCAGTGCCTGCGGCTGACGGCGGCCAAGACCCTCCTCGACAACCGCGATCTGCCGCTGGCCCGCGACCCTGGTACCTCAGGCTCCACGATCCCTGTCGGCGGCATCGTCATTGCGAACATCGGTTCGATTGTCGTCAACGCTTTGGCGACCGTCAACGCTGCGACGAACAACCTTACTGTCCATGCCACGGTCGGCGGTACCAATGCCACGATCAACAGTGGGACGTGGCGTAACCTCGGGGCACGAGACACTTCTACTGGCTTCGCCATGTGGATGCGCGAATCTTGACGCGCCATGTCTGCCGATTTCATCCCAGATCAGTACCAGAAGATTGGTACGCCTTCCAATGACTTCGGCGATCTGCTGAGTACCACTGGTATTGGTTCCCCAACCATCCCTCCAACGGATATGTGGTTGTGTCACCCCGTCATTGCTTTGGAGACTATCGTGCTTTGCAACTGCTCTTCCGCAGGATTCACCTTGCTTGATATGACTGGCCAAGTTGTCATCTTGGGACACCTGCTCGTCTTGCAGAATCCTCTCATTATGTCCGGCGGCTTCACGGCCCTTCTCAACGCAACCTGAGGTCACTATGAGCGCAACTGTCACATGGGCCAGCAGCGGCCTCGGAGCCAAGACTGGTACCACGAACCAAACCTGCCTGGATGACCTGGTCACGCTGATCAACTCGAAGTCTGCCGATGCCACTTTCAAGTGGGAGGTCGCCGGCAGCAGCACCGCCGCGACACCGCGCTATGTCAACTTGCGCCGCAAGAGCGGAGTACCAGGACGACTGGCCATCATCATATGGGACTCTGCTCCCGCAGGCAACAATGTGGCCATCCTCGACACGACTCCAAGCGCCAACGGGTTGCAGGTCGCATGGTTCCCGGCTGGTACCGCCAATACGCTGTCGAACCTGGCAGCAGCAAGCGGTACGATCTGCGGCGATGATACGGGCGCAGTGAAGTGCAGCACTCCTGGCGCGATCACCTCTGTCTACACTACCAGTTTCCAATGGTTCTACTTCGACCATGACGAGGGTATGGTGTTCTGCCTACAGAACCCGGCGGCAGCCAACACCTACGCCTTGGGGGCTGGTGCCCATCTGGTGGACAACGCCGACGTGGCCTATGACTGCACGTTCGGCTCCTCTGGCTCTCAACGGTGGGACAACTTCAGTGCCCAGACGCAGCAACCGTTTATCTACACTGCAACTGCCATAGCGGCAGGCTCACTGCCGACTGGTGGGAGCATCCGTACCAATTATGGCACT